AGAGAATTAAAAAAGTTAGGTTATAAAGAAATTGAATGTGTAATAGTTGATTTAAACGAAGCGGATGAAAAAGAATTAAACATAAGATTAAATGCTAATACAGGAAGTTGGGATTGGGATGAGTTGGCAAATAATTGGGATAGCGAATTGTTATCGGACTGGGGTTTAAAGATACCTGGCTTAATTAATGATAGTGATGAATTTGGAACTGACTTTAAATTACCTGAAGGAGACAAAGCACCCTTTCAACAAATGACTTTTACTTTAGCAGATGAACAAGCTACTCAAATTAAAAATGCAATAGCAGACATTAAACAAACCGATGAATATAAATATGCCGAAACTATGGGTAACGAAAATAGTAATGGTAATGCTTTATATTTAATTATTATGCAATGGGCAGAGCAAAAGAAATAATAGTTAAAGTAATACCAAGTAAGATTGCAAATGAGTTTGTAAAGAAAAACCATTATAGCGGTAAGGTAGTACCGAATAGCACTTTACACTTTGGTTGCTTTTTAGATGAAAAATTGCATGGAGTTATGAGTTATGGAAGTCCTATTAATAAAAAAGGGTCAATTAATTTGGTTGAAAATACTGGATGGAATGAAATGCTTGAACTTAACAGAATGGCTTTTGATGAATATTTGCCAAAATATAGTGAAAGTAGATGTATAGCAATTAGTATTAAATTAATAAAAAAGAATGCACCTCAAATAAAATGGATATTATCGTTTTCAGATGGAACACAATGTGGAGACGGAACAATTTATAGGGCAAGTGGTTTCAAATTAGTAGGTATAGCAAAAAGCGGACAAGTGTTTAAATTTAATAATGAAGTTTTGCACGGAAAAATATTATGGGACAGATGTTTAGTTACTGGATGGACTGTTTCAGATAAAGAAATGCAAATTTTAAGAGATAAAGGAAATAGGATAGAAAGATTAATAGGTAATCAATTAAAATATATTTATCTAATAGATAAAACTTGTAAAATAACAGTTCCTATATTACCATTTAGTAAAATAGATGAAATGGGTGCGGGAATGTACAAGGGAGAAAAGATAACTTTAAAAGAAAGACAACAAGCGATAGAAGCATAAAAGTAATGTGTTAGTATTCCATACTAAAGAAGGGGGGCAGTACCACCCTATCGCTCAAATTATAGTGAAACAATAGTGAAATTATGGCTAATGAAGAAAATTTAAAACCATTTAAAAAAGGTGAAGTATCTAACCCAAATGGCAGACCAAAGGGAAGTAAAAACCGAGCTACAATAGTTAAGAAATGGTTAGATGTAAATCAAAACTTAAAGAATCCTTTAACGGGTCAAGATGAATTTTTAACTCAAGAAGATTTAATTACTTTGGCAATTATTAAAAGAGCAAGGGATGGTAATGTAAACGCTTACAATGCTTTAATGGATAGTGGCTATGGATCACCAGCTCAAACAGTAAATCAAACAATAACTGAATATCCTATATTCCCTGGAATAGATTTGAATGTTGATAAAGACGACAGCTCAGCGGAAGATATTTAAACTCAAAAAAAGGGTTAGAATTGTTCGTGGGGGTACTTCAGCTTCCAAGACATTTAGTATTATACCCTTTCTAATTACTCATGCTTACAACGAACCTAATAGCGAAATAAGTATAGTTGCTGAAACCATTCCACATTTAAAACGTGGTGCCTTAAGAGACTTTTTAAAGATAATGGATTTAGTAGGTTTGTATAATGATGCAAGTTTTAATAAGTCAAGTTTAATTTATACGTTTCAAAATGGTTCTTATATTGAATTTTTTAGTGCAGATAGTGAAAGCAAATTAAGGGGTGCTCGGAGGGATGTATTATTTGTAAACGAGTGTAATAATATAACCTGGGAGGCATACTATCAATTAGCAATAAGAACACGAAAGTTTATTTATTTAGATTACAATCCTGTTTCTGAATTTTGGGTGGATAAAGAATTAATTAACGATGTTGATTCCGAAATGGTTATACTTACCTACTTAGATAATGAAGCATTAGATAAATCAATAGTTCGTGAAATTGAGAAAGCAAAAGAGAAAGCTAAAACAAGTAAGTACTGGGAGAATTGGTATAAGGTTTATGGCTTAGGGCAAATAGGTACATTACAAGGTACGGTCTTTGAGAATTGGTCCATTGCTCCTTCCATTCCAAAGGATGCTGAATTGATTGCTTATTCATTAGACTGGGGTTACTCAAATGATCCTACTGCATTAGTAGCTTGTTATAAGTCAGGGCAACAATATTACTTCGATGAATTGATATATCAAACTAAACTAACGAACAGCGATATTATTGACAAACTAATTAAACTCGGAGTATCGGAATATTCAGATATCATTGCTGATAGTGCTGAACCTAAGTCAATAGAAGATTTAAGGCGAAGGGGATTTTCAGTAAGTCCAGCTAAGAAAGGGCCTGATAGTATTCGAGCTTCAATATCTTTATTACAAGAAATTCACTTTAAGGTTACTGAGAATAGCACTAACTTAATTAAGGAGTTAAGAAACTATTGTTGGGATGTTGATCGTGATGGAAATAAAATGCAAGTGCCTGTAGATGACAATAACCATGCTATTGATGCGATTAGATATTTGGCAATGAATAAGTTAAGTTCTTTATCAGACTGGATGGACTTTGAGTAGATGGCTACAATTTGTAACCAACTGATTTGAATAATGAATATAAATCCTAACCAATGGTTCGGAAAACAAAAGTAAAATTTTAAACATTATATAAGTATGATTCCAACAAATGTAAATAACCTAACAATAAAGGAGTTTATTGAATACGAGAACATTCGAACTTCAAGTTTAGAAAACATCGATAAAATTATTCAAATCGCTTCGAGCTTTACAGACATTGCAGTTTCGGAATACGAGAATATGAGTTTTAACGAACTTGAAAAAGTAAAGAGTAAAGTATTACTACTAATTAATTCAAAACCTAACACAAGGTTAAAGAATACGTTTTGGCATGATGGGACAAGATACAAAGCTTGTAAAGATGAAAAAGATTTTAAAACAAATCAATACACAGCTTTGAAGCAATATGAAACCGATGTCATTAATAACTTGCATAAAATATTAGCATTGATATATGTTAAATGTCCTGTATTCAGTAAGTATAAATTTAACTCCGATAACGTAGAAGAAATAAGCGATGTTATATATAATTATGGAAAGGTAGGTGATGTCTATGGGACACTTTTTTTTTACTCCAACAGGTCCGAAAAATTGAAAGCGGATTTGTTGAACTCTTTGGAGGAGGTGCAGAAGGAGATAGCGATTCACATGGAGGAAGTGAACAGGGAGTTAAATCTTTCAGAAAAGAATATGGCTGGTACTTTATAATCGATTCAATTACTGGAGGCGATCCTTTTAAAGAAGATGAACTAATGGAATGGTCGATTGCTAGGTTTTTAAATCGAATACAATATATGAAACATAAAGCAGAGAGTGAACAATTTGCACAATCAATAAATGAATGAAGTTGAAAAAATATTAGAAGCTTTCGGTACTAAGGTAGTCGAAGATTTACGTAAAAGCTTATCGGAGAAACTACAAGCAAGGGCAGCAAGTTACAAAAGTAAATATCCTGGCGGTTCATCTAATCCTGGTGATAGTGCTTTAAGTGCTTCAATTAAATACTTAATAGTAGATTCATCTGAGGGCATTAAGTTAAATGTTTACTTGAATGATTATTGGGAAGCTGTAGATAGTGGTCGTAAAGCTGCTGGAGTAAGTCAAGATGCTAGAATAGATAAATGGATTAAATCAAGAAACTTAATACCAGGATTTCAAAAGAGTAATTTAGAAGATAGGATTGATACTCAAAATAGATTAAATAAAACTAATCGTAAAACAAAAGTATTAAAGAAAATGAAGTTTGCCGATGCTGTAAAAGCAATGGATTTTTTAGTACGTAGAAAATTAAAGAACAAAGGTTATCAAGGTAATCAGTTTTTAAGTTCGGTATTGGAAGATGGTAGGCAAGAGAAATTAGCAACGGATATAAGATTAGCAATGAAAAAAGATATAGAAATAGTTTTAAAGACAAATAGATATGGCGATAACAATACTTAGTAAACCAACGGATGCATTATATTACGGTTATGTACCTTGTTATAATAATCAATGGTTCGTGGCTTCAAGTTCACAAACAGCAGCAGCTAACTTTAAATATTACATTGTAGTAACTGACATATTAAGTGGTTATAGTGTTACTGAAAAGTTCTTACCGAATCCAAGTGGTAAGCTTCAATTCGATGCTTCAAAGTTTAGTGAATTATTAATGACAAATTACATTCCAGTTAATGTTTATGGCTTTCAACAAAATACAAGTATTCGTAAGATACGAGTAAACATTGGTGAGATATACGGTTCTACTTTACCAGGAACTATTTATTCGGGAACTGATATTGATTACATTGTTTGGAATGGTAGTTTAGAAATGCTTACGTTTTCTCAATACAATAGTAAAAATTACACTTGGGATTTAAGTACAACTCCTAATCTTAATTATCCTGTTTTGTTATCGGACTTAGCAGACGACTATACTTACAATAACAGAAGTAATTTTTTATATTGGATGGTTTTAGAAGGACAAACTGATTTACCTAAAATATATTTGAGAACTTATAATGCTGCGGGATCGGTGTTAAATACTTATACGATTACAAATGGATATAATTCAACTGGAGCTT